AACAAAGTTTAACTGCTGACCAATTAGCGCACCAGTAATTGGAGTTTCGTTGGTATCAAAACCACTACTATAAGCACCCCAAGTACCATAACTATTATTACCATTTAGTGCACGAATATGTCCACCACCAGTACTTGCGTACCCAAAGTAGCAGTAGTAGGTAAAGCAACTTACAATTTCAGCCTTACCGCCATCCTTCATCCAGTAACCAATACCATTATCACTGATAATAGTAAAGCCGTGGAAGATCATGGTTTTTGCACCGGTTGCGTGTACAGTACCGTCCACTAGCGCACCAATTAAGCCGCTACCAATTGCGCTACACTCCAGTACATAAGGAGATTTTGTAGTAATTGGGCTTGCAGGATTCAATCTTGCTACAACACCACGAATAGTACTAGTTGTAATATCGCCAGGTGTTGTACCAGGTACCCAACCAGTCATACCAACAAAGGTCATTTTATTAAGAATGCTACCATTGCTCAATAACCACATTGTTGCTTGATTGTTTGGCGTTACGCCATCATCACTGTTACCGCTTGCAGGCTGTACAATTGTAGTACGCTGATTATCACCAACAATGGCAACATTAGCTGGTACAGTGATTGGTAGCTGCTCACTATAAGTACCAGTTTTTACAAAAATTGTACTGCCTGGTTCAGCTTGTTGGCAAGCATACTTAATACTTGCAAATGGTGTAGCTAAATTACTGCCATTAACTGCTGTGTCCACGCCGTGTGGAGCAACATAGTAAACTTTACTAGACTCTGTAGCACCCAGCCACAGTGCTGCTGTACCTGCCGAAGATATAGTAGGTGATCTACCAACCTTTGTACCGCCAGCATTTAGTGGTGCAGCATTTACCTGATTAGCTAGCAGGTCATAATAAAGAATATTATTACCCTGATTTGTACTCGGTACTGCTACAACTTCACCAGTATTATTCAACACCGAGAAGCCTACAAATTCATAGCTGTTATATGGTAGTCCGTAGTCTTTTAATTCTTTTATTTCCTGTGTAGCATACTGGAAAGCTTCGCGTATACTGTTGAATACGTAGCTGCTAGGTATTTTAATAACACGATCTGTGTTATTTGTTGCCACAAAATAAGTATTTGTAAACTTATTAGCAGGAATATTGTTTAAGTCAAATCCAGTTCCGGCGTTAACATAGTTATTATACTGTGGAACTGGTGTTAGTGTTGTTGTAGCCGCAAAGCCAGTTGCACCGCCAGTATCTGTTGCAATAATATTTGCATAGCTGTAATGCTTGCCAGGGTCAACAATGTTAACACCTAAAATACCGCTTGGTGTAGCTTGTATAGTAAATTGGGCTCCAGTACCTGGGGTACTGCTGTTAATTGTGGCCGTTGCGTATGTGTAGTTTGTACCAGGATTAGTAATTGACACGCTGCCAATACTATTACCTTGTGCAAGTGTAAGTGCAATTGCACCGTTTTGTGCATATTGATTAGCAGTTAGCTGAACAGTTGGTGTACTTGTGTAGTTTTTACCTGGATTGGTAACTGTTACACTGCCAATTGGGTAACCACTCAGTATAGGGTTAACTGTTGCTCCAGTACCACCACCACCACTAAATGTCATGGTTGCGTATGTGTAGCCATGTCCACCATTGGTGATTACCACATCAGTAACACCACCAGCAGTTACTTGCGCAGTTGCAGTAGCACCATGTCCGTCACCAGTAATGGTAACTGTTGGTGCACTGGTATAGCCACTACCCACATTGGTGATCTCATAGCCCTGAATAAAACTCTTTAGAGTATACGCAGTTGCTGTAGCACCAGTACCGTTACCAGTAATTGTTACGTTTGCGTAAGTATAGCCGCTACCGCCATTAGTAATGTCAATGTCAGTAACTGCTCCGGCAACTATGGTTACTGTTGCTGTTGCACCAGTACCGTCACCAGTAATTGTTGCAGTTGCATTTGTATAGCCGCTGCCCAATGTATCCATGTGCACGTGTGCAACCGGTGTACCTGTGTTTAGCGTAATTGCAACTGTGGCACCGGTGCCACCGCCACCCACCACTGTACCAGTTACACTAGTATAACGGCTACCTGCATTGGTAATTGCTGCGCTTGCAACGTTTTTACCTGGTGCTACTACTAGTGCTGCTGTTGCCCCAGTACCGTCACCGCTTAGGGTAATGGTAGAGTCGTTAGCATAGTTATAGCCGGCATTAGTTAGTGTAATGCTTTGTAGTGGTGCACCTGCTAGTACAGGTGTAACTACTGCTCCAGTACCATCACCCTGCACGCTTAATGTGGTAGATAAACCGCTGTATCCGCTACCCTGGCTGGTAACTGTTACGCCACCAAGAACGCCAAGCTTATAGCTAAACTGTGCGTCGTCAAAGTCTGCAAGTTTCCAGGTAGAGCCAGTTCTTGTTAAGAACTTGTTACCGGTTTTTACTGGTGCTGTAAATGTTAAGTCAGCATCACGTAATTCACCAGTTTTTGTGTTTGTGTATGTTGCTACGGCTGCACTGATCGGTGTTAAACCATAACCACTAATTACTTTAGCCTTTTCAGCACGCTTTAGTCTGACCAGTGTAGCACCGTCCATACTAATGCCGTGGCGCTGATCTTCAACGCTTAGCGCACGACTATTGTTGCTGCTGCCATTTACTGCAGCTACATTTGCCGTTGTGGTCAGTATAGCATCTGTGCGATTTGCTGAGCTGGTTAGTGTGCCGCCTTCAAAATAGAAGTAGTTGTATCCAGCAATGGTAGCGCTTTGTCTAGAGACTAGCGCAGTCTTTTCATAGCGTACACCATTAATCCAGTAAACAAACTTTGTTTGTCCAGGAGCTGGGAATACTACTAAGGTTCTTGCGGCTGCGTTTGTTGAGTAGGCTGTTCCGCTGGCAAATATACCATTTTCGCGAACAGTTACTGCACCTGTTTTGTCGATGCTATAAACGCGTGTACCGTTGTCGCTGTACTCAACAACACCGCGAGTATCTGGGTGCTCGTTGTCGAATCCAGTTGGATCCATTGTTGTATTAGTAACAGTAGAACCATTAATAACATCAAGCACACCGTCAACAGTTACATTGCTCTTTACAGTTGTAAGAGCACCTGTTTTACCCAGTGTTAAGTTATTAGCTGCGCCAAATGCAGTTACTGTGGTAGCATTCTCATTAGCCAGGTTTAGTGTTGCAGCACTAACTGTAACATCGCCGCCATCAATGTTAACGTCACCGTCAACATCTAAGTTATTTTTAATGCGTGTTGTACCGGTTGCTGCACCAATATTAACACTTGTAGCTGCACCAAATGCGTTAACTGTAGTTACTGTGGTGTTAGCAAGATTAAGGTTGTTACCGCTAACAGTAACATCGCCACCATCAATATTCAAGTCACCGTCTACATCCAAGTTACCGCTGACACGAGTATTACCAAGTGTAGAAGTACCGTCTGTGTTAAGTGTAGAGCCGTTGGTAAGATTTAAGCTACCACCACTAATATTAATAGTTGCACCATTTTGTGCTGTATAGCTAGCATTTACGCCGCTTGCAACTAGTGGACCACTGATGGTTCCGCCTGCTGCTGCATTAATAAACTGGTCTACATAAGCTTTTGTAGCTGCGTGTAGTGGATCTGTTGGTGCTGCATACAGTGTAAGCATACCAAGCATAGCATCACCATCTTTAGACAGGAAGCCTTCGGCACCAGTAGCAAAACTGGCCCAATTTGCATTTGTTCCACCAGCTGGGTTACTGCCACCAATTGTATCAACTGCAGCAATAAAAGAACTAGCACCAGCCTTTACTACATCATCTTTGTAGTATTGTGTTGTACTGTTCCAAGTACCCATCCAACGAATACCACTGTTAAATTTCTGCCACTTGTTGGCAGCTAAGTCAGTGTTAAAGTCTACGGAAGCGTGTGGTAAAATGGAAATATAAGTATTGCCGCCATAAGTTACAACTTCATCAGTTGCATACTGTGTAGCAGTTGCCCATGTACCACGTAATTTGAATCCTGCAACAACCTTGTCCCAGGTAGCTGTAGTTGTTGGGTTAACACCCTGATTGTCAGCCTTTGAGCGATATAGTGAACCGCCATAACCAACAATCTCATTGATTTTATATTCAGTACCGCTAGACCATACGCCTTGGTATGAAAAACCGCTACTGTATACTTGCCACTTAGTAGCATCAGTAGGTAAATTACCTGTTGTTACGCCAAGTGCAATATAAACATTGCCGCCGTAGCTAACAATATCGCCTTGGTAGTAGTTGGTAGCATTTACGTATGTACCCTTGTAGCTATTACCAGCAGTTAACAGTTCCCAATTAGCTGCAACTGTAGGCAGTGTATTGGACTGTGTTAACTTTGAACGATAGATATTGTTACCGTACACAACAATATCATTTACATAATATTCTGTTACAGCACTGTAGTTACCAGTAAACTTAATACCACCAACATATAGTTCCCAGTAAGTTGTATTACTAGGAGCATTGCCGGTAGTTTCTGTCTTGGCACGATAAATGTTAGCACCGTAGGCTACTAAGTCATTTGGTACATAGGCTGTAGCTTCGTTATAAACACTACGAGGGCTAACGCCCTCAACAAACCTATCCCAATATGCTGTAACTGTTGGTAAGTTATTTGTTCCGTCTTGTTTTGCAACATAGATAGATCCACCATACTTAACAACGTCATTTTTCTGATAAGACGTTGTAGGAGAGTATGTACCTTCGTACTGAATACCATCCAAGAAACGTGACCAGTATGTGGCATTAGGAGGTGTAATATTAACAGAGTCTTTTATAGCGACATACACAACGCCGCCGTGTGCAACACCGTCACCAACTTTATAGTTGCCGGTTGTGCTAAAAGTGCCCAAGAAGTTAAAACCTTCTACCATCAGGGCCCAATAAGCCGTGTCAGTAGGTAAGATTCCTGCTGTTTTTAATGCGTATGTATATACGTATACGTTACCACCATACTTAACGATATCATTTGATTCGTATGTAGTGCTGGAACTCCACTGACCAGCGAAGTGGAAGCGTAATTTGCCTAGATCAATTAATTGACTCATATTATATTAGCCTCATCAATAAGTGTCCTTTATTGCCCCACTCGAACCTTACGGTATCCTTTGTCCAAAACCACTGTTTGTAGTCGTACTTGTCGATTACACCATCTTGTGGTAGTGAAACTGGGGTGTCCCCGTCTAAAATCTCTATATCTAAATTGCCAGTGTCAGGATTTAGACGAAATCCATAAAACACTTTGTCGACTAAATCTGTTCCGCTGTATAAGCCACTCATTATGCTACTCCTTGCAGTATTGAAAACACTGCATCAACACTACTGTCAACCGCAGCACTTACTACTAACTTATCGCCAGCATCGAGTACTAACTTATTGCCCTTCATCAACTCAAAAGGCTCACCAGCATCTACTCGCCTATTCTTCTGTACATAAGTATCTGTTACACCTCGTCTAAGTACTAAGGTAATTGGAACTGTTGTACTTGTAAGGTTGGTTAGATTACAACCTATAACAATAGACTTTTCGGGCGCTGTAAAACTTATAACTTCTGTGGTACCAACGGCACGTGATATTGCATTTACAAATACTGTTGCCATATTTTACCCCAGTGCTATTGCCATTACAATCGCCTTTTCTGTAGCAATTGTATTGATTAGTGAATCAATACCACCACCACCAGCTGTAATGTTATTAACGGTGCCATCATGCTTTTTATAGTATAGCGCACCGTCTTTATAGTTAATTGCTAGTTCGCCAAACTCTAAGTCTTGTGGTTGAGGGACCTTGCCAGCCACATCACTACGTTTTAATTTAAGTACTGGTTCTGCCATAAGGCCCTCCTAATATTAATAAGTGCCACAGTCTACTTGGGTTAGCTCAACACTACCATTTGTAACTGTAAATTGTGTAGCTACAAAACTAGCTAGGCCTTTAATTAGTGTGGTGGCTGTTGGAATTACTGTTTGTGTTACCGCAGTAACCAAACCCTTGCCATTAACTGTTAGGGTAGGTACTGTTATGCTATCACCAAAACTGCCAACATTGCTGTTTACAGTTGCCAGTGTAATTGCTGCGCTAACATTTGCACTACCATCAACTGCTGTTAGTGTTGCTGTTGCATCACCAGTTAAGCTTAAGTTACGGGCTGTTTGCCACTTTGTAGCAGTATCTGCATTTCCACGCAAGTTACCAAATACTTGTGCAACTGTTAGGTCTTTGTTCATTGACCAACGATCATCACCACTGTTATAGGTAAAAGTAGCTGGCGTTGCTGGTCCCATAATTGTCAAACCACCACCATCAGCCATTGCTGCACTAGTAGCGTCCTTGGCCAGCTCAATATTCTTATCACCAATCGCAACTGTTGTACTATTTACAGTGGTTACTGTGCCAAGTACTGTTAGGTTACCTGTGATACTAGCATTACCATCAATATTGATGTTAGCTGCTGTAATGTCATTACTGTACAGTGCACCGTTAACAGTTACGTCGTTAAATGTAACGTTGCTGGTTGGTGCAAGTGCTTGTGGTAAGTTAATTGTAATTGTGTTGTTAGTTACTGTGGTTAGTACGCCTACGCCACCAGCGACTGTTAGTGTATCTGTTAATAAACTGACTGTATCAGTACCAGTATTACCTGCTACACTTAAATTTGTTGCAACGTTTACTGTGCCAGCAGCTGTTAATCTACCTTTAGTATCCACAGTAAAAGTAGGAATTTCTGTTGCGCTGCCGTAATTGCCGGCCGTTACTCCACTGTTGGCCAAAGTTAATGCTGCGCTTACATTCTGACTACCATCTACACTGCTCAGAGTAGCTGTAGCATCGCCAGTTAACTGCAAATTTCGTGGATTGAGCCACTTTGTAGCAGTATCGGCATTGCCAATCAGAGCAGCAGTAATATTTCTGGCTGTAAAATCACCGTTACTATCACGCTTTACTAGTGTGCCGACCACATTTAAGTTTGTGGCTGCATCCACCATATCTGTGTAACGCTTACCACCAATTATAATGTGATTTACTGCATTACCAGCGGTTTCAGTACCCATACCAATGTAGAGTCTGTCACCACCATTACTACCGTTATCCGCAAGAGCACTGTATGCTAGTTCACCTGCAGCTAATACCGCCGGATTACCGCTTAACTCACTGCGTTTAATTCTTAATAATGAACCCATACTGTATCCCCTTTAAAACTGACCTGCTTCAAGAATTTGCTTTTCTAGCAGGTTAGTTGCTGTCCATTTTTGTGTGCTGCTATTATATACTAGCACACCACCATCTTGTAGTTGTGTTAAGTCAACATCAGCACTATTAACTATGCTACTTGTAGCTGGCGGAGGCATCATGCCAGTAACTACCACGGTTGCCTTTTTATCATCAACTACAACATTTTGAATTTCTTGCCGTTGTACAACGGTACTGTTATTAGACTCTACTACAACTACGTCTGTCATCTTGTAACCTCCGGCACTAGCGTTAAGTTACCAACAAGAAATGGTACTACGTTATTTCCATTGTACAGTTCTAGGCTATATACCGCAGTGGTAAAATTAAACTGACTTGTTATATTACCTAAGATAGTAATAGTAATTGTTTTATAAGTATTGTCTAATACGATTTGTCCTGCTTGGCTAGTTGCTGAATATATAACATTAGGACTATCCACAGTTTCACGAATCTGCATTCGGGCACTGTAGGTGCTTAAATCTACTGCATCGTTATACTCTACCACTCCACCGCTTGTATAATTGCTATACTGTAAACTATTTACCTGATTTAGGGTAATAGTATTTTGTGTAGTTGCAGTTGCTACGTGATAGGTATCGCCAAGTGTATTAATTTCCTTCATACCGCCAGCACCTACCACCTTAAAACGCCATAAGTTAGGCATTACATGATTCTGACTAGTAGTAATTACGCAAGGTGCTGCTTTGGAAATACTTTGTATGGGTACATAAACTTTTGTTTGTGTTTCCCACCTATAGACTTCTTGAAAAGTGCTACCTTGATATATCTTATAATTAATCTTAGCTGGTTGCATTCTGAGTTACCTTTATCTTTCTAACAGCAGCAACTTTTTTAAATGCATTTAACTCATTAGTTAGTGCTACAACTTCAGTTTGTAGCTTATCATTTTCTATACATAACTGACGAAGTTGAGCATTTAATTGAATTATTTCTTGCTGTAATTTATTTAATTCGGTGCTCAGCACAGTATTCTGGGCACTCATGCGTTCCAACTCTTGGTGCATTAACTTCATAATGCCATCGCCTGTTTCAGACAATCGCCAATCTTGTGTTAGCTTTTTAATACTAAATGCTAGTACTATTACTGCTAATGCAATCATTAAAATAGCGTCAAAGGCCATAATGCTATTTACCTCCATAGTTCATATTCACTTTATTAGCAGTAATACGAATACTTGTTAAAGTTATATTCGGCTTCAATATGCTTTCTGTGGCTTCCAGACTTGTTCTTAATTTTTGCTGACAGCCAGTACAATTTGATATATTATACCATAAGGGCAGAGTGTTGTCAATGCAAAAAAATACCCTGCCCACCAAATTGGACAGGGTATTTTTAGACCACAAGGTTATACTATCCACCGCCACCGTAATCGGTATATTCATAGTAATAGAACGTTAGAGTTCTATAGCTAGGGGGGTAGTACGCGTCTTGACCAGGAAAGGTTGCTGTTAACGTGTACCAGCCTTCACCCACATAAGGTGACACATTAGTGGCATAATTAAAACTACCATATCCGCTTGCATTAGTGGTAATGTTTGCGGCAGCACCTACAGCCGAGGGCCCTGCAGTAATAGTTAGTGTTACTGTTGAATTAGGTCTAGCATCAAATATTTCGATAAATGCAGAGCTTGTAGGCGCAGCATTATTGTAATAATAAGTGCTTGAACCCATGTATGGATAATATTGCTGAACATATCCGCAAGTAGTGCTATTACTTTGTACGGTTTGGCTATAAGTGCCACCACGACCGTTCCAGTAGTTTTGCATTAGGTTAACACCACTGCAATACTGACCGCCATTAGCTGTGCCATAATCCCAAAATATTTGTACTGGATAACTTCTTATGTGATTATTGTGTGTAAACTTAATCCACAAGCGTTTAGTGCGTTGATCGCTACTAAACGAGTTACCATACACGCTAGCATTTACAAAGCTGCCACTACTATCAGTAGAAACTCCTGAACCTGGCCAACTTGTAGGTTGAGGGTCTCCCTCATTTAAAATTGAGAATAGAAATGGCTCATTGGGCTTAGCATTACTAATTACAATAATTGCTTGCTCACTTAAAGACACTTGATTGTCAACATACCCGTTTTGATAAGCTGCCAAATTAGATACAATTAATGTTTCATCATAATCTATATATCCACAGTATGTACTATTGTACTCCAATACACTAGTATAGGTGCCTCCACTGCCATTGTGGTAATCTTGATATTTAGTATATTGATTTGCACCACTACCGCAGTAAGGATTGCCACTAGGGGTTCCGTAAGGTGGATATTGACTAGTATCGTTGATGGTAATGTCTACATATGCTTTTACAGGTCCACTAGTGCTACCACTTTTTAGGTAAAAACCTAATACTTCTGTGCCTTCAGTAATTTGGTCATTTTTAAAGAATATTTGAAAGTATACTGTAGTAGTATAAGTTTCATCGCCGTAATTAGTAAAACTGCCGGAAGCTATTGGCCCTTGATATTGAAAACCATTGCCATCATTGTAATCAATGTTAACATAGTTTATATCATTTAAAGTTATATTAGTACCACCAACTATCCAATAAATTACAGTTCCGTATGGTACTCCAGTTACAGTTGCTGTAAGTGTAGTTCCACTCCCCTCATTGACTGTAAGTGGTGAAGCAGTGACATTATAACTTGCTTGTAATTGTGAAGTGTCATTAATAGTAATTGTAGCACTTGTAGCTTTTACAGTACCACCAGTACCATTTATTCTAACTTGTGCTTGAAAAGTTTCTGCACCTTCATTAATACTATTATCAGCGGTGGGCGTTACACTAAAACTTCCAGCATTATTATTTATTATAAAACTACCACTACTAGTGCCAAAATCTCCGGCATTGCTGACAGTCCAGTACAGTGTGGTGCCATTAGGTACATTGGTAGTAGTTACATTAAAAGTAAGACTGCTACCTTCATTTACACTAGTCGCCCCACCGGCAGCAGCTACACTATATGTTGCTGCCTGCGTAACTGTTACAGTATCACTAGTTGTCCAATGTCTGGTAATATTAAATCTTGCCCAAATTTTCCAACTTCCTACACCACCAAAATCAGCACCAGTAGAACTAGGATTAGAATAGCTGCCATTCTCATCTAAATAAACAATCCCTGGTGTAAGTGTAGATTTAAAGTCATTGGTAAAATAGTCTACTATATCATTTTCAGTATAGGAGGCTGGCGCAATTATAAATCTTACTGTGTCGTTTGGATAACCACCCTCTATTAAAATTGTAGTGGTCTGATCAGTAGCAATGTTTGTAGGAAATATATCTACAGCTTCACTGTATGGTGTAGATATTTCTACTATTGGTATTTGTATACTGGCAAGTGTTTGTTGGCTGTTATACACTCTGAAAGTAATAGTATCGCTTTCATTATACGTATAGTCTTGCAGTGTTTTAATTACTGTAGAAGCTGTTCCATTATTTATAGTAAAAACACCAAATGGTGAAGTAGCTAAATCACCGCCTTGCAGACCATCAATAATCCAAGATACTTGTGCACCGTTTGCTAATCCTACAGTAGTAAGTGTAACTTGAACTGCTTGTCCTTCTTCTATAGTATTAGCACTTTTTGAAAGCGAATAGCTAACATAGTCATTTATTTGAAAACTTACGCTGGCGGCATTGTTATTTAAGGTTAAAGTTGCAGATTCAGTACCCTCAATACCGCCGTCATTGACTGCATAAAACTGATAAGTTGCCTGGTTGGTATTAATTGTAAAATTGCCAGTCAATGTACCAGTACTTAAATCACCGGCAGTAATACCTGTACCAGTAATAGTAAAAGGCACTTGTGTACCATTAGCTAAACCTGTTGTTGTAAGTGTAAAAATTATAGGATTTGCACTGTCACCTTCGGTTATACTGGATCTATTGGCACTTAGTGAATAACCGACAGGTAATCCAGGAAAAGTATAGCCTTGAAATAGTACAGCTTTGTCTATAACTATTAAATTTTGCAAACCAGTTGTGCCAGCATTTAAAAATCCAGGCGGAGGATTGGGTATACCTGCTGGTGTTAAAAAACCTTGTGGATTACTAATGTGTATTATATTACCCTGTCTTGCAAATACAGTGGGCGCTACTATTGCTTGATCTGGAGGTATAAGCGCTGAACTTGCATATGCAAGTTTAATATTAGGAAATACAAATGCTGGATTAGCAGGTAAATATCCAGTAATATCATTGGGATATGTGGGCACTCCTGGCCCCACAAAATCTCCAGAATTAGGAATATTTACTTGTGGATAGCTATATATTTGTAAGTGGCGTTTTGTAGAATCATACATACATTGACCACTGCTATTAAATAGCTGAATACCATAACCAGTGCCTGCAGTAATAGGATCAATAGCAAAAGCATATACTTCTGGAAAGTCTGCGGCTACTGGTACTGTATCTACTGGTACATAGGCAACTATATCTATATAACCATATCCAGGCACTGGTGCTGCTTCTGCATAAGGTTTTTCTAAATAGTACCAAATGTTATTATTACTACTTGGTATTGTGATAGCTGGAAAACATGTTTTATCTGTTGGCATGCTGTAACGTATTCTGTATACTGTCCAATTTCCTGGCCGTACAGGATTATATGCACCGTATCCCCAAAAAGCATTACTTTGTATATTTATTCTGCTCCACTCTGCGGTAATATTCCAAACACTCAAAACCTGCGACTGACTATGAAACCAAGGTTTTAAATTATTATCATCTATAACTATTTGGGTTCTTGTATCGCCCTGAGGTGTTTGAATAGTAGTATCATTAAAAAATTTAAATCCATAACTCATTTTGCCAACACCATTAAAACAGTAGGTACATTTAAACTGCTGGGTAAGGCTGCACCAGCACTTTCCCATGCAGGATAACTTATATGTGAATAAGCAATTCTTACATATCCACTTCCACTAGTGGTAGAAGTATAAACTGGTTGATATGTATGATTTCCGCTCTGCAGTGGCACAAATGTTAAAACCATTGAGTATACATAAGATGGCAGAGCTATAAAACCACTTTGACCTGGTGGAAATACTGCAAATTGCACGAATACGCCGCCTTGACTACTACTGTCAAAGGCGGTGTTACCGTACTCGTCTGCTATTTTCATGCCATATGCCATTATGCTTGTCCTGGTGCTGAGCCTAGATTGCCGATTACAACGCGGCGTACTCCGGTATCATAGACTTCAATTTTATTTTCAAATAGTTTCATATAAGTACTACCACTAGTATTACCTATTGTTAATTTATTTGCAGCAATTGTGTTTGTGGTTATTTTTCCACCATCTATTGTTGTAACGTTACTAAGGGTATTAGTAGCATAATTACCAGCAGCATTGCTTACTGCAGTATTTGCAATATTGGTAGCTGTAGTGGAGGTTACGTATTGGTTATTTGTAAAGGTAACCAATCCATCAAAATTTTGGTGTGTAAACGGTGAGCTAATGGTTACTGTTTGAGCACCATTATACTCTGTTTCCTGCACACTGTATCTTACAGCCCATAAACTTACACCATTATTAGGCGATGGTGCTGTAAATGTTGTAGCCCAACCACTACTAACACTACTAAAACTTCCAGTACTAAAACTATACCCACTAGCACTGGGTGCGCTGGGTGCGCTGCTTTGGGCTGTGCCGTAATATAAAAATCCGGTTGCATTTCTTAGTGGTAAGCCCGCCTCACCACTTACGCGAACAGGTTGTTGCCAAGTCCAGATACTACTACCAGCTGGTTTACTACCAAAAGTAGTCCACACAGGTCCAGTACCTGTAGTACCAGCAATAGTATCATACCAACCACTAGGTGGATTTGCAGTGCCTGCTGCTGGCGTGGCTGGTAAACCACTGCTACGAATATACGCTTGGGCAGTACTGCTGCCACTGGTGCCGTCTATACCTTCTACACGATAAGGTACATTCCAAGTATAGGTTTTAGATCCATTTAGTGCAGTTACTACACTGGCGTCAGAAGCCCATAGCGGCTGTCCAGCATTAGCTGTGGTAGCTTCCGCAACAGTTGCATACCAACCACTAGGTGGAGTACTAGTACTGGTTGAAGGGGTACCTGGCTGGGTAGCTGATCTTTGATAAACGGTGACCACCCCAGTACCAGGCTGTCCAGGCTGTCCAGTTGCACCATCTTTAGTTTTAGTTACAGTTAAAGTTTTGTCAATAGTAACAGTAGTGGTACCAGGAACACTAATAGTTGCTCTGTATGTGCAGCTTCCGGCCGCAGTACCAGTAAATTCAGTTACACTTATTGCTCCAGTTGTAGCATTAATAGTGCTGGTAAATCCTGTTTCTGTACCTGCAACCTTACTAAAAGTTATATTACTGCCTACTTGTGTGGTGCCACGAAATACTAAAAATGTGCTTGTAAGTGGTAACTGTCCTGCGTATAATACGCCGTCTTTATCTGCTTGTAGTGTTTGGTTTTCATTTACCAAACCTGCACTTATACTATCATCACCCTCTTGTACGCTGTATACTGTAAATATGTCTTGTGCCGATACTCCACCTGTACCAGTAACTACACACTTTACTATTTTTGAAGCAGTGGGTGCAAAAGCAGCAATTGTAAATTCACTGCCAGTTTGTCCTGTTTGTAAAACATTATCCACATACCAAGCATATTGTGCTCCTGGTATATTTAAAACATCTGCACTTAACTCTATGCTTGAAGTTTGGTATGTATTACTATTTTTTAATCTAACAAATGCTAATCCTGGATCAGCAGTTATATTGACTACTGGTGCACTGGAGCCGTCTATTACTTTATTAAATCTTACTATTCTGTAAATTATCTCATCGCCAATTGCAAAGTTAATTTTAAAACTTGCATAGCTACTGGTAATCCCAGTTACAGTTACTTTTCCAGTAGTAGCGTTAACTGCTGGATTAGTAAAAGTTACTCCATTTACATCTACTATACCATAAACTATCTGATTACTTGGTATAACAGTAGTACCACGCACTACTATAGTATCAATTACTAATGGAAATTGTGCAGGATCTGGTGTATTATTACTGTCACAAGAAATAGAGGTATTTTCAGGAATAGCTGCTGCTGCCAAAGCACTACTACCTTCTTGTATATAGTACAAGGTATGCTCATCAAATAAACTTATTGGTTCTTGTTGAGCATTTTGCCCAGTTACATCTACTCTTATTTCTTTGCTTGCTACATTTGTAAATTTATTAACTCGCAGCGTGCTGCTTGTTTGGCCAGCTTGTACTTGACCATCTATTCGCCAAACATACTGAGGATTGACAATATTGGAGACGTTTGCTACAACATCTATATATGCTGGAGCAGTTGCAGTATCTGGTTGATTGGCCGGGCGAACGAATGCCAGTGCACCTGAACGCAAGTTTACAAGAGGTGCACTTGCTCCTGTTATGCCCTGCTTAAGTTTACCAAATATTTGTTTTACTACCCTTGATCCAGGCTTCCCTGATTTTGATACCCACTCTACCGTGTATAATATTTCTGCATTATCCGCAGTCATATTAGCGTGTTGTGGAAATTCAATACCAAAGCTTGTATATACTGGCTGATCTTCCGCTACTATTCCAGTGGCTGCAATATTAGTAATTCTCCAAGTGCCATTAGAGTAAGGACTATTAATATCTACAGCAAGTCTATCTGCACCTTCATACACTTCAATAAGTGTACCAGTATCTAAATATTCGGCAGGGTCTACTAAACCATTTTCGTCTGCTTGGAGTTGTTGAAATGGATTAAATACATCTACAGTAATACTATCTGTACCATTATCCAATCTAAGTATAGTATCTTCGTCATATACATTACCAATTTGTGCTCTAACAACTGCATACTTAATATCATTGCTTATATGAAATTGTTGCTTAGTTATAGTAATTGTATTATTATTTTGTGTAAACTGTATAGTTGGCGAAGTAATCTCTGTACCATCACCCCTATAAGCTTTAACAGTAAAGGTAGCTGTTCCAGTTAAATTTGTTAAATTAGCTGTAGCAACAACTTGTGGTGTATCAGCTAGTGTTGCATTTGCATCCTTATAAACAAAATTATCTGGAATCATTGTTAAACGGATTTGTGGAGCATCTTGTCCAATACCATTTACAATATTCCAGTCACGTAAAACTTCTATTCCATCATAAACTGCTTTAAAGGTAATTTTACCAGCATTAAGAGTACCGGTCCAACCCGTTGCGGTAAATACACCAGTACTAGCATTAATTGTGGCTTGTATACCGTTAGTGGCGCTATTTGCTACTACACTGTATACGGGACCATTTCCTGTTACTTCTTGGCTAACATTCCACACTCTAAAAGTCCCAGTTGCATATTGCCAGTCTGGTGCACCAGTAGTTGCACTGCGAGCTAAATAGTGTGGATCGTTTGTAAGCTCTCCATAAACCTTTGTAAATTCATCATAGGTTTTTACACTGAACTCATTAGATATTTTATAAACAGTTGGATCTATGCGACTAATAAACGCATATCTTACATAGTATTGTGTGTTTGTTAATAAATTTTCTAAACTAATGCTAGAACCCACCCCGAATTCAACCGGGGTGAGTGTCTGCGGATTAAATCCTTGTGTAGTACTGAACCAAACTTTTACACCCAGCAAGTCATCGCGTACATCACTGGTACGTATAGTATCGTATCTTGTAGTGTATAATAAATGTATGCGTCTAATACCTGGGTATATAGTTACTGACATAATTATCCCTTATGTAATTGTTGTAACGACTATAGTACCTAATACACTATCAGAACTATATTCATTATTTCTGTTCATGCTTCTACAGGCTACTCTATAAGTTATACCTGCATCAGAAATTCTAGGAGTTGGTAAATCTAATAAATTAAATCTTGCTTCTGATGGGCTACGAACAACTTTGATATTGTTTGTACTATCAGGAGTTATTTCCCAGAAATCTTCTACACCAGTGTCCTTGTATAGTCTATACTCAAAAGTTTGGAAATCTTGACCTCTAGTATAGCTTTGTGGTACTTTGGCTACTATATAAGTATTTTCTAAGTCCATTTCTAGTAGTGGAGTTGTTGGTTCTAGCCCACTACTACCTGCTACAAATGCTTTTGCTATACTCCAACTTCCAAATATAGTATTGTCGCCGTTTGTATATCTAGCTCTAACTTTATACATTCTGCCAGTTTCTAATCCACTAAAAGTAATATTTCCAGTTTCTTTATTTGCATAAAGTAAAGTTCCAGGATTAGCATCACTAAAAGTTTGATCGGATCTTATCATTTCGAACTGAACTCTTGTTGCATTTCTACTCAGTCCCATTGGATTACTAAATAGTAACAATGCTACTGTTTGATAAGTTCCAACAGATATTTGCTGACTTGTGTCTCTGGTACTAGTAATCCTGCCTAATATTGGTACACCATTAATAGTATTTTGTACTACTCCAGTGCCGGGCAGTGTAATATTACTTTGATGCTTTAAGTCACCATCTAAATCAGCTGTGTATATCTCTGGACTGTAATCTGTTAAAGTTATTCTAGCTGTTAAATTTGCTGCCGGTTCTACTGATAGTACAATTAGATCTTGAGATTCTAAGTTTTCACTACCTAGCATAAATAAATTATCTACTGCAACATTGGTTGGTATATTCTCGACCACAGTTATAGTAGAGTAGTAACCAGTAGTAGTTATTCTAGCTAAAGTTAAGTACACGCTTCCGCTACCTGCAGTAGCGTTAATATCATTAGTTCTTATTCTAATTTTATAGTTTGCTTGTGGACTAGGATTAGCTTGTAATAAAACTTCTTCTGTTAGTAAAATAGTTTTAGTTGTTGAATTAATTGCCTTGATTCGTCCACTGCCAATACCCCATAGCGGAACGTCATGAGTAACTTTTACTAAGTCCCCACGATTACAAACCAAATACTCAAAATCAGTATTTAAAGTATAAGTTTCTGGTCTGAGCTTTAGTTGTGCCATGTGCCATTTAGCTAAATGTTTAGCTTGGGCAATGTTTGTTACGCCTGGCAAACTTAACTCTTCAAATATTTCTGCACCTAATTTACCATTACCAGCAACTGCGTCATATCCATAGTTGTATACATAAACATCTTCTGCTTGATATGCATTATGTTCATTTTGTATAGTCATACGAAATGCGTGTGGAATTCTTGGTAAAGTTTTTGAAGATTCAAATCCCCAACTGTTGTGCGGTGTAAAATGTTGTATAGTATGTGTTCTAGGTTTATCTATTATAACACTCCATTTACCGTCTACAAATATTGGGCTAGCTTTTCCAGCGGCGCAAATATCTCTCAAAGTATCCATAACACTTTGCGTACTTGTTATAACTGCATTATAACTCAGTATTGGATTATTTGGGCTTGGGGTTACAGGATTACAAAAATTATGCCATTCAATTATTTTATCTAAATCTACCTTAGCCCTTATATCAGTGTGTATTGTTGGGCTCTCCATATCGGCTACTCTATATGCATTAGCTGGATGCATTAAAACATACAAAAATAAACTAGCCGGATTATTTGTAGCTCTAAATGCCCAGCTACTTGTAGATCTATTCCAGTCATAAGCAACTGTATGTACTAGTGCATTTATGCCGTCTACATTTCCATTTGCTTTGCTTGTACTCTGTACTTTAATGGCCGTTCTTGCTACTCTGCCACGAGGTAATTCTCGCATAGGCGGATTAAGTGTATCATAACAAACTGCATTGCTAATAGCTACAGTATCATAGTATCTATACTCACTAGTTGATAATTCTTCAAATTCTGGAGTTACTCTTCTGGCGCGTAATTTATATCTATCTCTTGGTAGCCCTGTAACTGTATAAACGTAATTAAATGGATCTTTACGTTTATGGAAACTATTAACTGCCCCTATAGTAAATATTGTTTGCGGACTAGAAGGTGTGTTTAACCCTGTATTAGGAGTAAAACTAATTCTAAAAGCTACTGCTGCTTTTCCAGCTTGTGAATCTTGAGCCTGTATTCTTAGCGGATAAGTGCCTGCTGCAAAGTGCTCAGTACCAGTCATTACATTTCCATAACTACCTTCTACTAAGTCAGTTACTACGGGTCGGCTATCTAGCGTTATTTGTGCTTTGTCATCTACGCCGGCTTCAAAATCATAAAAGCCTGAATATGGTAGTGTAACTTGTACAGTTACATCTATATTTGGGTTATTAGCATTATTGCCTATCCAAATACCTTTTTCTTTTAAAAATTCTGACCAACGATTATACTGTGCTGGAACTACTGCTCCAGGCACTGTGTTTACACTTGTTTCCCAAATTGTTTGTTTGCCTGTGCTTGTAGCAGTTGGAGCAGTTGTTGGATAGTATGTTCCGCCTGTAAGTTGAACTTTAACTTCACCTGTTTTTACTTGATTACCTTCAAGATCATTAGTAGTTATATCAGTATAACTTGCTCCCAAACCATAACTACCAGATTGACCGGCTATATAGTTAACAGTATACTGTGATAATAATCCTTGACTAGACCCAATACATATGCGATAAAGAGGAATATATCCTGCAGGTATTGCAGGTAATCTTGTATATGTATTATTAACACCTAATAGACTATTATAATTTCCACTTCTAAATGTTTCTTGTAATTCTGCGTCTGGCTCCTGTAGTGGAGATTGTGTGCTTGCTCCTGCAAAAGATCTAATAGCCCCTCCGGGACCTAAGCATACTTCAAACCATCTATAGCCTTCTTTAACTACTGTTCCATATTGTTCTTCACCACCAATAAAGCCATAATAACTTATAACTGGACTTTTTAATACTTCACTATAAGCAGTTACAGCTATACTTCCTCCTGCCGGATTTAGTGCAGGGGTAGCTTGCCAAGTACTACTTGAATAAGGCACTATTTGTATTTCTACACTACAAGTAGTTTCACTTACATCTCCAGCTCCATCTCCTTTTGCTTTAATTCTACGCATGCCAGCTGGAAAACTAAAAGCTATATCAATTTCTGTACCTTGCTGTACAAAAGTTATTTCTGTCCAAGGATTTTCTTGTGTTACGCCTGGAGTAGTAAAGTTTAAGGTATTTTTTAGCTCTACATTTTTAAATACTTGTTCTATATCAGTAGGATAGTACTTATTAAAATTTGCAATTTGTGTGGCATCTTCGGCGGGGCTGCCCTTTAGCGTAATGGGGTAAGTTGGTGTAGCTGCTAAATCCGAGTAGTAAGAGTCTTTTAAATTATTTGCTCCTACACAAATATCGTCAACTTCTAGTGGGCCAAATCCCCATATAATTAGCATGTTTAAAATATTGGTGCTTGTATTTGTTTTTATATATGGAGTTGCTCCTAATAGTCCAACATAACGTAATCTACCCAATACAATTGGTATTGCTCCTAATCTACTTGCTTGATTACTTGCACCATTAAATAAGTTTAATTGGTTTGGGGTACCAGGATCTTTAGCGCCATCTGGTGGGCGTATTGGTGCTATGGCATTAACTAGTGCCATTCCAGCCATACTTACAGCAGCAGTTAATACAGCTTTACCAGCTAGAATGGCTGCTTCACTTGTACCACCAAAGATTGCTGCAAAATCAGCACCAAACGTGTAACCAGTATATACGGCAATTGCAATAACAATAAAAGTTAAAAGTAATCTACCAGTGCTACGGCCTTGCACAAGAGTTCTATAGCTTATTTGTTGACCTTCTTTAATAACTGTTGTGTTCCACTCGCTTTCAGGAATAGGAACTCCATCAATCATTAAAACTAGTCGTTTGGAAAGTTTGGCACTTATCTCATATTTTGTATGCAAAAATTTTACAAGATCTGCAACTGTAGTTCCTGCGGCTGTCCAATCAGTTACTTTAGCTATTTTTAGTGGATGCGGTGCACCTGTAATTTGTACTTCTTTATTAGCAGTACTATAACTAAAGTATCCGGCTATTCTTCGTTTCCATAGTGGATTATTTAGTGTTTCTATTACGCTATCTTGCCCGTCTCTGGCATGTAAAAATTTACTATCGCCGACAAATATACCTATATGTGCTGGTTCGCCATGTATATTAAATAAACAAAGATCACCAATATGTGGGCTTTTTACTTCCTGCCAACTATCTTTGTGATAGTTTATAAGTTTAGTAACTTGCTCATCCCAGCTACCGGTATACAAATCACTGTAATCCGGTAATTCAATACCTAGTTCTTGTTTGTAAAATAAACGTGCTAATCCCCAGCAGTCAACACCACTAGTAGTACGACCATTTTCCTGGTATGGCAAACCAATGTACTTGTCAAAATTCATTAGAATAGTCCTGGAAAATAGTTTGGAGTAAAATTATAGCAAGGAAAAGGTTCCCTGGTATAATCAATCATATCTAAAGTTAGCGTAATTTGTTGTGAGTTATAATTTACACTAACTATAGAAAATCCTGGGAAGCTTGCTTCCACGTAATTAGGATTACTTGCTAATATTAACTCTAAAGTTATCTGTGTAGGATTTGTTAAATGTTCGCGTACTAGTTGTATTGCTTCTGTTGTAACATAATTTAGTACAACGTTGCAACGACCAACGCCTGCATCTTCTTCGCTGGGTAAAGTGATTTCTAGTGGTAGGAATAAGTAGTTTTGTCCACGACTTACAACACCATAAATGACTTCATCATCAGTGGTTAAACCAGTTATTCGTTGAGTAAAACTATCAGCCAGCCTAACAGGTGTGTTAGGCTGGCTGGGGTCTTGAATAGTTAACAATGTAATTAATTGTTCGTCCGTTTCACTGGAGAACATTGCTTTAATAGCTTCGGGGCTGAGTCTAGTTAATCTACTCATGGTAATATTTCAAAATTAAGCTGTGTTTGCCAGTATCCTGGCGCAAGGTATTGTAGTTTAAAAAACTCACCGTCCTGTTGAGGTATTATTCGTACCTCAACAGGGGTGTACAGTCTTGGGTGCGGAAATGTAAATCTTTTAGTACCACGAAGGGTTTGCGTTACAAAAGTCTCTAAATCCTGAGTATTTTGTGTAGTCATAATGAAACTAAGCTGCATAGTGCTTGGTCTGCGGCTACGTACTCGCTGCTTAGCAGGGCCTGCATCAGTTTGAGACCTTATAATGTTGATCCCAACTGACTCAGTAAACCCTTTTTGCGGAACTTGTGGAAACCCATTTGCGGTAGGCCAACTAGGAATAGCCATATATTATCTCCTTGTTATTGATGGTCTAGTCATAAAGTTTCCAGTAATTGCTTGCTGCATTGGGCTATTTTTTCTGCCCACTTCACTAGCAACCATTTCTCCAACTACAACTTCTATTTTACGATTGCCACGGCTGTCCACGGTTTCACGAGCTTCAGCTTTTTCACCACTATAATTATTAACTACAACTTCTACATTATTACCTTGTGGTTTTGCCATTACACCAAGATTACCATCACTGTCCCTGCGTAGTGGCATAATAGCTTCAGGACCAGCTTCGCCCATTAAGCCCGTACCACGTGCAAACTTAAATAGTGTAGGTTCTGTTACTACGCTATTAGTAAACATTCCACCTTTGGCAAATTGCAATATTCCGCCGTCATATACAGCACCTTTTGCAGCTTTACCTCCATAGGTAGGGTAGATGCCACCAGGACCACCTGGTACAGGTGCTGAACTACCTGTAGATGCAGGAGAACTTCCTCCAAAAGCTAAATTAGCTAAGAAATTCATTATACCAGTAGCTCCGCCAACTGCTTTATAAGCTAGTAGTGCTTGCTGCTGCAGTTCATAACGAATTAAGCCTTCGATCATGCTATCAATCATGCTCTTAAAGCTCAACTTACCAGTTTTGGCAAAATCTACAATAGCATCTGCCATTCCGCTAAATGCGTTGCGGAATACTTGATCGTACGCTTTCATACGATCAGTCATACTATACTGTAGTGTAACACCGTCTCGTTTAGCAGCATTAATACGATTTATATGCTCTAACTCATTGTTATAGTGTGAATCTATTACAGCACGCTGATCAGCAAAATATTTTTTGTCATAGTCTTGACTCACGGCTTTAGCATTATCTTCTTTTTCTTGAAGTGCACTCATTTTATCTGAGCGCTCCTTTCTAGCTTTGGCTATATCGCTGTCATACTGAATAGATAGTTGAGCTAATTTTAAACGTTTTTCTTCATTTGCAATTTCGTCAGGCAACATTACTTGAACCTGACTACGAATACCTAATAGCTCTAACTCATTATTTATAAGGTCCATTCGCATATCGCGCTGTTGCTGCTGCAACATAAAATTATCTGCAGCCAATTTATTTTGTTTAGCGTATTCGTTAGTAATTCTAGCCTGTGCTTGTTGTATAGCTAGAACACTACCTTCTGCTGTATATTGTTCGCCTAATTGCTTTAACTGTTTTTGCTTTAACTCTATTTCTTTAGTCAATCCAGCACGAGTTTCTTCACTTGCATACCCACGTTTAATTTCCAGTAATTCTATTTCATCATAAATAGCTCTTTCTGCTATTCTTTGATCATTTTGTAGTTTAACAGTTTGTAAACGCTCACGCTCTTTAATCTGTGCATCACTTAAATATTCGTACGCAGATACGCTGAGATCAAGTCTTTGTGATTCAAATCCTAGCAGAGTTTGCTGCTGTTTCATGTCTGCCATATTTATAGCTTGCTCAGCGGCTTTTAATTGTACTCTGCCTTGTATTAAAACATTTCGACGTTGCTCCTCCAGCACGCCACGCTTTTCTTCTTCGCCTACTTGACCCATTACGGCTTGCTGACCAAAACGTGCAGCTTCTGGTGTTGTCATCTGTTGAGCTAATCCAGGTGTTATTTTTTTAGCATTAGCTAGTTGACCTAACTCTGTAAATTTAGTAAATAAGCTACCAATTTCCAACTGCTCACTTGGAGTTAGTTCTCTTCCTTCTCTTTTTGCACGTTCTTCTATCTGAGTAATACCTTTATCGGCTAGTGATTGCTCCATTAAAATATTATTACGCAGCATAGTATCATTTAACTGCGATACAATATTAATTTGCTTAATCTGTAAATCTATCTCTTTTACACTTAAAGCAGTTTGAGCTGCTACTGCACCTGGTGAAGCTGTGCCGGTTAGTAGTCCTTTTTCTGTTGCTACTCTAGCTCTTTCAGTTGCTAAACTGGCCTGTTTAGATATAAATTCATAACCTCTGCGAATAGTATCTGTAGTAATTTCTTGTATACGCTGCTCTAAAGCTTTAAATGTGGATTCTTCCAATCCGACTTTTATTTTTAGGTCTTCTAGCTTTACTTGTTGCTTTAATTTTTCTTGTATAACTTCTTGTACGCCAGCACCGCCGCGAGCAATAGACTTTTGTAAATCTGTAACAATATCTTGGGTTTCGGCAATTTGATCTTTATAGGCTTGAATTGCTTTTCCGCCCTTTTCATAACCTTCTTGCAAACTTAACAATTCTTTAAAGTTTTCTGGACTTATTAACCTTGCATTTTCGCTGGAGTCTAGTATTTTCTTTAAACTTGCTGCGCCACTAGTGGCATCCTTAAAAGCTTCGCGTAATTCTATACCTATAGTTACTATACCTTCGCCAAATCTAATAATTGGATCTGTAGTAGCTAGAGTTTTAAACAATTCTTGTGCGCGTATATTTCCATCTTTTAGAGCTTCTTCTACACGACGACCTGCATCACCTAATTTTTGCGCACCCATTCTTGCTGGTTCTAACTCTTTATTTGTTTCCTTAACTGCTTTAGTTATCTCCGGAAATTTCATGCGCTTTAATGCAGCGGCTATTTCTCCTTCAGTAGCTCCTGCAGATTTGGTAATAGCTTTTACTTTGGCCTCTAGTTCTTTTCTGATTGGACCTTCTGGTATCATTTTTAATTGCTGTGCAATTCCTGCGGCTGCAGATTCTGCAAAGTCTGATGCCATATCAAAATTAAACAAACCCTTAACAAAGTCTTTAAAGCTATCCCAACCAGATTGCTTTTCTATTGCACGTTCTAGTTTAAGTGTAAGATCGTCTACAGCATTACCAAGCTCTCTAAAACTAGTGCCCTTTGCGGCTAGACTTGCTACTGTAATCTCTTGTCCGAACTTTTTAATTACATTAGCACTTGTTTCTACGGTTTTTCCTAGGGCATCTGCGGCAGACTGAAACTCTGCTACTGCGCGGCCATTTTTAGACAGCAATGCATCAAGTCCGGCCAACGCTAATCCTGCCATTGCAATGTAACCAGCAATATTTCCAAGAGCACTCATAAATACACCAGCTGTTGTTGCTCCTGCAATTGCCCAACCAGTTGCTCTAGTTCTTAGTTTATCCCAACCTTTTAAATCTACGGCCTTTTCCAAACCTTTATTAAGCTCATAAATAGCATATTTCCAGCCACCTGCCTGTACATTGCCACTAACTTGACTTAAAATATCTAAACGCTCTGCTCTTGCACCGGCTTGTTGGCTTATTGATCTGCGGGCCGCCTCTTCTAGACTAGTTTTAGCAAACTGTCTTTCTGCCGCATTTTGAGCACTACCAATATCTTTAGTATACTTTAATATTTCTTTCTGACTTTCTTTGGCAATTCGTAGTTGTTCTGCATAAGCTTTAGCTTCTGCCGTTGTTTGCTTACTTAAACTATTAATCTGTGCTTGTGTTCTGGCAAAATCTTTTGGATCCTCGCCATATACACCGGCAGCTATATTTTGAGTAGTTTTTGTTTGACGAAATCCAGCCTGTTGCTGAATTTCAGCTATCTTTTTGGCAGCTTGTGCATATCTAGCTTTGGCATCATCCAAATTCTTTTGTAGTTCTGGCAAATTAAACTTCGCCATTGTCATACCAACACTTTTCTCTGCAAAACTCTCAGTAATGTCCCTAGCTTTAGCTTTTGCTACTTGTGCAGACTTGACCAGTTCATCTCTCCAGCTTGTTAAGGCCGGGATTGCCATTTTAGTCAGTCTCATCGCAATCAGACCAAGTGCAGCAGTTAACAATACACTATTTTGAGAAAAAACATTTGCTATAGGAACTAGTACTTTATTTACTAATTGTAATCCAGCTGTAGCTAAATTTCTTATACTAGCTTCTAACTGCTGGTATGGATTTGCATCTAAACCTTGTAATTCGCTAAATTTATCTCTGCCCTCTTTTAATACAGCGTTGGCAAAAGCTTGACGTCGTTCAAAATCGGTTAGACCGGCTGCTGTTTTACCAACACTACGCGCATAGTCATCAGTAGCCTTACCAATTTTAGTAAATAAACCTAGTTCGTCCAGCAATTCGGGTTCTAGTTTAGTAATACCGCGAGTTAAGCGACTAATAGCATCGGTCATGTCTAAACCAAGAGCTAACGAGGCAGTTTTAGCAATTTGTCCAATTTCTAAAATTTGTCTGCTATCTAACCCTGCGGAACTAGCTTTTGCCACAGTAGTCATTGCTTCACGAAGAGTAATAGCATTATCGGTTGTTTGCACTAATCTCTGGCTTAATGAACCTAAGGCCATTCCGCTTGCCGCACCTAGTTGATCTAATCCTTTAATCATACTTGTAGTATTAGCAGCCTCTTTTAGAGCATTAAAAGCAGCGCTAACCGCAAATAAGTTGGCGGCAACTGTTGCATACACACGTACTAATCCACCCAAGCCCTGTGCTTGGTTTGCAAAGTCTCTGGCACTTGCTCCGGTTGTACCCATGCTACCACGAGCACGACCATACTCGGTGCCTTCACCAGGTTGTTGTTTATAGCGAGAAGCCGGACGCAGTGCTTTTTCTGCACTAGCTGCGGCTGCGCTTAAATTTCTATTTAATTCTTTTGCTTCTTCGTTGCGCTTTTTCAAGCTACCACTACTGTCGCTGACGGTTAGGTCAACATTAACGGTATTTCCTGCCATAGATGCTCCTTGGCCTCACTAAACTGAGATAATTTGTTTGCTACCATTATATCATTGTGGCCTATAATTGTCAAACCAAAAAATTTTTAGCAATAAAAAACCCGCTAGTTTTTACTTAGCGGGTTTTTCTTGTTGTTTTTGCTTTCTAATCTCGTCAATTCTAACTTGATCAATAACATGTATCAATTCCAAGTAAAACCTTCTGTCACAACGAGCAATATCATAAGCATCAAATACTTCAAAGATACCATTGATATTTTTACCTAGATAGTTACCACCAACAAACTCCCACTCATCACGTAATATTCTGTAAATACTTAATGCGGTTTGTACTTCTAGTGGAAAATCATCAAATTCTACTGGTATTTCACTGTCAACTGGTTCTGAGCCTAACTGTTCGCACATATCAAAATACTGCTCTTTGGTCATGCCCAAAGAAGCATTTTGCATATAACTAACTAGCTGCTCTTTAATTGAAATCAGTTGTTCTTCGAGAAGTTTCCCAGGTCATTTACCTTTTCACTAACAAAACTATCAAAGTCGCTGCTGTTCTTCATCAACATAAGTGCGTTTTCTTTGCTGTATGCAAGCTCGTCTTCTGGGTCGTACTGAGATACGTCAACAGGTACTAACAAATTAATATACTTAAATTTTAGACCTTTCCAGCCTTTAATAGCTGCGTCAACGTATAGCTCCAAGAAAAGATCTTCGTTAAATTCTTCTTGGGTTTGCCGACCTTTAAACGTAGTTTTAGTAGATTTCTTCCGCAGGTTAATTAAACCATCACGGCTTAGGTAGTTAATTTCCAACTTAAATTCAGGAAATCCTGGAAATTCTACTTCAATTGTTTTGCTTGGTACTAGTAATGTTTTTAGGCTAATCTCTTGTGCCATTTTTGTCCTTAGTTTTAATTTTCTAGATTAAAAAGTGGTGCCGGAGATCAGCCCGGCACCTGCTGTAAATTCACAGCTTAAACTGTTGCATAATACTCAATAGTGATTTCATTAGCTTCGTCAATACTAAACTTGCCTGGTGCTGCAGCATTGGGATCAAAGCCTTGACCAGTAAATGTTAGTGTTGTGCTAATAACTTGTTCAGTATTAATAGTAGGAATCTGCAACATAGCTGCTGGAATCTTTAAGTCAACGTGTGTATTAGTATTACCACCTAACTGCACATTAATTGCATATGAAGGGTTAATTTCATTTGCAGCATTAGCAATTAGACCACTTAATAAACCACCAGTATTACTTGCACCACTACGTAAGTATGCGGTCAGTGTACCTGTAATACTACGTGTACCTGTAAAATAAGTAATAGGTAGGTTAACAACACCTAGGTTAGCTGGTGTTAAATATGTTAAGTTATTGCTTAGGGTAATATTGCCACCAGTAATAGGTACTGAGAAATCGCTGCCTGTAAAGTCGTCAATATCATTATTGACCTGTAATACCGTTAACTTGTTAGTAATGTACTTAGCTAAAGTATTCTTTTCTTTGGCATCATTAGTGCCAGTTGCTAAGTCAGCACCTGTTAGTGGTACTTGTGCGCTGGCTGGAGTACCTGCAGCAATATCTAGTTGACGAACTAAACTGCCCTTACCTGCCCACTGAATTGCTGCGATTGCATCGATACCAAAGTCAATAGTAGCGGTATCTAGTGCGCAGTTATCTAAAACATAGGCTAAGTCGTCAAATATGATGATTAGTCCAAATGCTTGTAGTTGGTGTTTATTACTTTGTGCTACTGTTAATGTGGCTTTAGTTGCACCATTGTTCCAAGCACTTGCGTTTACACCAGTTGTACCACCATTGATCGGCTTATCGCCTGCAAAAGCGTTCCACAAATAACCTTCTTCAGCGCTAATTGTAGTACCATTATTGAATGGACGTAAATATGTTGAGAAACTAAAGTCTAGAGGCTCTAGTGCTGTGTTGAAACTGCGCTGACCACGAGCTGGTGTAGCACCAGCTTCATTTAGTGTAACAGTGTCAATTGTTGTGTTTTGACTAAAGGTCATGCCTTCCAAGACTTGAATCTCAAAAGTATTTGTTTCGCTAAACAAGCTGCCTGTGTCTTTATATGCACCGGCTTTTACACGACCTTGGCTATCTACGTTGGTAGTAAAGAAAACTCTACTATTACGAATTAAATTAACTGCCATAGTTATTCCTTTTTAATGTATAACCTTGAGCACCTTTACTAGACTATTATCTGCGCTGGTGTATCGTAGTTATTAAAGTGCATAACGCACTTCTAAGTTAATTTCGCCAACGCCGTATGGAGCCAGCAAACCTTCGTCTGTAGTAATACTCTGAATTAGTATTTCCGTTGTTTCCAGACTATTTACTACATCATATTGTAGTACGCGATTTTGATCTATGCACAGCTCTAAGTCATCCAATAAATCTTCTAGCTGTTCTTGTGCACTGTCTTCGCTTTGTACATAAACTTTTACACATACTTGCAACAGACCCCAGGTAAACTGGCTGGGCAGATAGTCGCGTGTTTCACTACCTGGATGTATATAGACGCATGGAAAATCTTGAACTTCATCCCAAAACTTTAGTTTAGCAAAACTATTTTGGAATAAGTTGGTTTTATATTGCCCAGTGCCATCTATTTCTTTAAATTTTTCACTTAATGCTTTAACTATACTAGTTCGTCTGCTCATACTAATACTGCCCTCATCCTGTTAGCAATTTGCGGTTGCATAATTTCTCTGATAGATTTGCTGATAAGCAGTTTAGGATCACGACTTCTAGGTAGCTCCTGTCTACCGCCTTGGCTAAAAGTTGCATATGGATTCTTCATATAAGTGTAAAAAGCAGTTATCATACCTTGTCGACTTTCACTAAGTCGCTGTACTTTTACACTTTCAGCAAATCGACCACTACGCAGGTTGAGTACATCACGGCGATTGCCTGTACCCATATTACGCTTAACTTGCTCTACTAAACTGCCGTCTAGAATTTTTTGTAAGCCAGTAATATTGGATACTTGTTTAATTGCGGCAGATTTAACTGCAACTGTTTTTGCTATCTTATTCTTTTTAACAGACTTTTTTACTTTATCAACAGCTTGTTTAAAATCTTGTGCAACTTTACTAATATTAATAACTTCTTTGTGTTTAGTAACTATAGGTCTAGGTTTAATTTTACTTTTAGTTTGTTTTACGGCCGCACCTGTTTTTATAATGCTAGCTATAGATTTTCCTATACCGTCTTTTATAGTTACAGAACCTGGTGCATTTATTAAACTGTTTGCTAAAAAATTTGCATTTTTAACAATTTGATCGTATATGCCTTGCTGCTGTAGCGGCTCTTTTAATTCTTGCGCTTTTTGTAGTATAACATCTACTACAGGTTGTAACGACTGTATAAGCTTTTTAATAGCTTCTTGTGTTACTCCTGTTTCACCTTTACTAGCTGACTGAATTAAATTATTTAAATATTTTCCAGTTTGTTGTAGTAATCTACCTGCCGCCTCATTATCTGCCGTAAACTGTAACTCAGTTATTAGTCTAGGATTCTCTCCTAGTGCGTATTTAGTAGCATCTATAAATACTTGAGATTCCGTAATTAGATTACTTGTTAAATAGTCTGCATCTAATACAGCTTTTAAAATAGAGTCTAATGCTTGCAGTGCTTGTGGATCCTCTAGTCCAGGCATGCTTACAGTAAAATCTCTATAAGTTGCGTCTACACTAGTACTGACTTTTGCTGTTACACCTAATGCTACTTTTAGCTTTAAAAAGAAAATACCTGCAAGGTGACCCGACTGTACATTTTGTCTAATATTATCTATTACAGACTTTGGTACTTGCTTTAAATTACTACTAATATAGTCTATAAAGTAATTTTTTAAAGTATCTTGTGGTACATTTTCCAGTCTAATATCTGTTACGGCATACTCAGATACTTTTGCTCTTTTTTCATTTTCTATATAACTAACAAAGTCAAAGAAAAACTCTGGGCTATTTAAAAAGTTGGCAACTATTTGTTTAACACTACCCTCTTCCATAGTTTCCACTATTCTTTTAGATAGTGCAGACATACCGTCTATGGTTAAACTTGAAGTGTGAAAGTCTGCTGCTTCAAATCTTTTTCTTAAATCTTTTGTTCCAGGTACTTCTTTAAATATCTGCTTTCTAGTTTTGCCTTTAAAACTAGCCAAGTCTATTTTATTGGAACCATCACCATAAATGTCTAGAATATGCTTACGAAGTATAGGCGAAAATTGTGCTACACTCATGTATAGTCCACCACATATTGATCTAAGATACGTTTGATGTGTGCCGGTAGATTGGTAGTACTTACATATTCAATTTGTACACTATTTGTACCTGGCGCTTTGGTACTGTGTATAGCACCATCGTTTTTACGATAGTAGGTAATCAAATCTAATACGGCTAGTTTTAAGTCTTGTGGTACAAACTCATAGCCTGCAAAATAATTAACTTTATATCCATTAATTAACTCGGGCCAAACTCCTGTTGCATGTAAAGATATAATACTATCACCTTCTTGTACCCAGTCTGTAAACTTTGTTAGCTTAGTATAAGTTTGGCCATAGTTTATACTACGCTCAACACTTATAACTTGTGTAACTGGAGTCTCTTTTAGCAGTAGTGCTGCGAATCCGCCCTTAAATACTTCAGTTTTAGCTTCATCAAAATAATCAATAAAGCTTCTTTTACAATATGTCTTCACTAGTTCCGATACTTTTGGAACTAAAAAATCAATTTCAGCATCATGGTTAGTACTATTGATGCCAGCGTATGTTTTATATTCTTGCTTTGTAACTAAATCTGCCATCAACTAGTCCTCCTGTCTTTTAACTAGACTCACTAGAATCCAGTTAAAAGACAGGGATCGATTAGATCCCTGTCCAAGTAACATTAAGCTACGTAACGGATAGCGCTGACGCCAGCACCATGGTTGGTTGTAACTTGTGTTAGACCTGTGCGTAGGCTTGCAACCATTACACGGCGTTGTGTCTCAACTAGGTCGTCTGTGTCAACACGTAGACCACGCTGATTACCAACTAAGAAGTTAGCTGGTGCAAAGCATATGGCACCAACTTCACCGGCAGCCTTGCTTGCAAACTCAGCACTTACTAGTACTGGGCTGTTTGCAACTGTACCGATTTGACCTGTTAGGAAAGTAGCCTGTGGGCCAACCTTGTCCATTGTCTGGAAGTTAGCGTCGTCTAGTAGGTCATAATAACCTTCTGTGCTAACGACATAGATGATCTCGCTTGGGTCAAGACCCCAGGCACCTAGATCACGACGTGCATCGCGTAGCTTAGCAACTGTTAACTTGTCACCATTACTGATATCAAGTGTAACTGCACTTGCTGCGTCATATGCAGCTAGACCCTTAACAGGATCAGCACCTGCACCAGCACCTAGGCTAAATGCCTTGTCAACTGCGCGTGCAACACGGCGAACCATGGCGTCACGAACAACTGGCATAATTGCTAGCAGAGCGTCTTCTTCCTCTTCGAAAGCGACATACTCGTTTGTAGCAACCTTGTATGCGTTTAAGGTGATTTCCTTTAGGGCGTGTGTAGCATTGCCACCTGCGCTACCACTTGTACCGAACTGGTTGTTCTGTACCCAAGTTGCCATGCCTGCCTCTGGATTTACAGGGATAGTCATAACATTGGTTTGCATGTTAATTGCACGCATTGTTGGTGCAATAACTAGACGGCGGCGAACTTCGTTTTCCATGGTTAGGCTAACTTCAGTTTCCCATGTAGCGCTAGGTACGTGTGCACCGTACTTTTCAACCATTTCGCGACCAAACTTGGTGCTTTCTAGGCTCTTGCCACTCATCTTGGCTAGTAGAATAGCCTTTTCTTTGTCAGCATATTGCATTTCGGTCTTGTTATCACCAAATTGCATCTTGCTCTTTTGGATAGCTTCTAGTTCAGCAGCCTTCTCTTTAAGAGCAGCTTCTAAACCTTCTAGAGCCTTCTTGCTATCAGCACGTTCGGCTTCTAGACGCTTTTCAACTTCTGCTAGTAGCTTGTCAGCACCAGTTTCTGTTGGAGTAACGGCAGCAACAGCGGCCTTAATGCGAGCTTGTAGCTCGGCTTCTGCCTTTTCTTGAGCAGCCTTTTCTTGAGCAGCCTTTTCTTGGGCTTGAACTAAAGCCTTGGCTGTTTGTTCGGCAGCCTTAGCAGCAGCATCAGCTAGCAGCTTCTCTAAATCTTTTGGATCCATATCCCATTCCTTTTTAATGTCGCTATTTGCTTCCGTTGAGGACTCTAGCCCTTTAGCTGACTCGCTGCCGGGTGCAAATTGCTGTTTATACAAACTATATTCCTCGTCAGTATCAAATGACTTGGCTAAATTAAACAATGTGTTTTGATTTGCTGGCACTGACACGACGGAAATTTCATGTAGTTCCAAATCTTTAACTAAGAAAACTTCGGCTGCTGCATTGTACTCCGCGTCCTTAATACGGAATCCAATACTAAAGGCGCTTAGCACACCCTTTTTAATCAGCTTGTACACATCGCCGGCAGCATCTGAAATTGTGGCTTTAATCCACAAACCTTTGCTGTCGACTTTATGTTCTACCATTTTGCCTACCGGCATAGTATGATTATGATAGGCAAGGATAACAGGATTTTTTAAATAATCTGCTAACCCTTTTTCCCAAACGCCAGTTGGGACTACGTCTCCGTGTCTGTCTTTGTCGTTGGTACTAGCATAACCTTCAATCATTATGCTCTGATCTTCATCATCGTCTTTGGGTAGTGCTTTGGCAGTAAATTTACTGTTAAAGTAAAGTATTTTATCTTTTTCTACCATAATACTCCTTTATTGCTGTGGTCTCCCACCTTGCGATGGATCAGCAGCGCTACCAGCAATATTAGCTGGTATTCTTAAATCGTCATGACCGGTCATACTGTCATAACGCAACTCTTTTCTGGCTTCGTTTGGAGTGATAACGCCACCATTTACTAATGCAACATGATATTGTGCAATATCTTTTAATTCGGGCTGTAACGCGCTAACATTGCTTGTAATTGGTTCCACATCATATCCGAAGTATCGCTCGATACTGGAAACATACTTACGTACAGCTGGAATAACTGTTTCCAAGTAAAATAAGCGAAGATTAGGGGAAATGTTAGCATTATTACCGCCCATTAATAATATTGGAGGAACTCCTACTGCAGTCATAATTTTTTCGCTGTGAGTTTTGATCGACTGATCAAAATCCATTTCTTTAAAACTTGCGTCAGTAATATTGTGAGGTTTTAAGCCACTGTCCAAGATAATTGGTCGCTTGCCACCATTTTTGCTGCTATATTTTTGTAACCAGTAATTAATTGTTTTTTCTTTTGCTAGTTGTGATAGTGTGTTGTCCGATGTTAATACTAAACCAAATACAGCACCATTATCAAAGAATTGTTCTTGAAATTGTTGCATGCTGTACAAAATCTTTACACTACGCTCAGCGGCCTCTAGCCTGCTGGCTCCGCGATAAATGCTCTCGCTACTAGTATCACGGAAATAAAATACTTCGCTTTCCTTAAAGTCCACCAAACCATTATACTTAAAACCTTTGATAAATGTTTTAGTATCGGTTAAGATTTCTACACTTTCTGCTGGTAGGTGGTATAGAAAGGTACCATCAAAATGCACAAAGGCATTTCCCTCCAGCAACAAGTCTGTAAAAATGCACTGGCGGAATTCCAGTGCACTTTGATAAGGATTAGGACGAAAGTTAAGTAATGTGTTTAGTGTCTTTTGACGTAAACCACCCACCACCCCGTCGTGTACTTTGTCCTTTATATCGTAGTCTAGACTGGCGGCTGCATTAACCACCATTGATACACTACGATTTACTGATTCTAGCTTCTTAAAAGCTTGACGATATGTAATTAACTTGGCTTCGCTGCCTAAGTTTGTACCCTCGCCTTGTGCGATACGTTCCTGTGCTGGATTCAATTTTTCCACCAGCCAGTGACGCATATTTGTGACTATGCCCATGCCAACCCCTTAGCAAAATTCGCTGAAGTGGCTGCCAAAGCTAGGCTTGTTAATACTTTCACCGTTCAAGTGTTTTTCTTGCTGCAGTTTTATCCAGCGAGCTTGTTTAGGCTCCGAACCTGGTTGTGGAGTTTTACCGTAAATACCGTGTAGTTGTACATGATGCCGGTTGCATAGGGTATACACCTGATCATATATTTCCGCATGGTGTTCACTGATAAACTCATCACGAACAGCCAAAATACCCTCGTCAGTGCTAATATCGTAGCCTTGAGCCTGTGCCCACCTTTCCAGCAGTACAGTTATACTGTGTAAGTGATGTAGTTCTAAATCTTGACTAGTACCACAAATAAAGCATTTGTCTTGCTTTTCATAGGCTGATTTAGCCCTATCACGCACCCACTTTACGGGTATACGCTTATTTGTATTTTTTGCCACCACTAAACCTTACTTACACAAATGGATACAAGTATTATACACCACAAGCACAGCATTGTCAATGCTAATTTTTGTACTACCTATATAGTATAGGTATAAAGGGCATAGCGTAACGCATCAGCCATGTGCGAATAATCATCATGTTTTGGTCGTTCGCGCTGTAAACCTTCACGATCATCCCAACGATACTGGTCCAACATAGCTAAGACGTGTTTGCAGTCTTCGTGTATAACTAGTCTGCCTTGTTGTATTAGTGTTTGTAGGTAAGCGATGCCTGGCAGCACATCTTTTTTAGCTTTTGTGGTTGCTAAATCGTACTGGTAGGCAAGGTCACTACTAAACTGTGCAGCTGCCGAATCTATAAAAATAGTTTCCACGCCCCACTGTTGGCACATTTCCTGAAAGTGCTTGGCGTGTTCAGCTGTGGTACGCTCTGCTTCTTGATAGTCCTGCACAACGTAGAACTTATCCGATTCAAAGTGGTAGCCCACAACAACAAAAGCAGTGTGGTCACGGTAGCCAGGGTCACAACCAGCTATAAATTCACAGCGACGCTGCTCCAACACATCACTGGGCAGCTCCACAACAACATTATCCTGCTTTAATTCATAGATTTGACCTGCATAACTGGTAAAGCTGGCTAAATACTCTTGTTCAAATTCAGCTTTACTCATGCTACGGCGTGCTTCCTCAACATCAGACTCGGCCATACGGGTATTTTCACTGTAGTCGGCCTGCAAACTAACCCACTCTGGAAATCCACTATCAAAGCCACGATTCCAAAATTGACTAAACCAGTTTTGTTTGCCACGTGGTGTAGAAATAAATATGGCTTTAGCATTAGGCTTGTCTAGTGTTGGGCGTAAGGCGACATTAAAAGCAGCCTCGCCTCCCTCTCCAAGAGCGGCCTCGTCGAATATAATGAGATCATAGCTGCGTCCAACTGTACTGTCCACGGTACTGAGCGAGCCCATGCGTATAGTGCTGCCGTTGCTGAGTTCAATAATTTTGTCTTTAAGGTTATCACGCGTAACTTCCAAGTCAAAGTGTTTTATCAACCTGCGCTGTAGTTCAAAACTAATGCTCGATAAGTTGTAGTTTGGCGAAATGATCAGCACATTACTATTGGGCACTAAGGTAACCAGTTGTCCAATCACATTAGCAATGTAAGTTTTGCCCAGTCGACGGGCAAGTGCGGCGCAAATGAATCGGTATTTAGGGTCATTAACTGCGTTGATCAATGCGATTTGGGGGCGGTTAATGGTGTCGTAGATGCCTAGTAGTTTTAGGTAGTTGTCAATTGGCAGTTTAATAAATCGCTGGTCTCCAGGAAACTCTACAATATGTTCACACTCTACATCTGGTCTGCTTACAATTAACATATTACTTTTCTATACATTGACGTTCCCGCACTAGTTTACCATCAACTTCTCGTTCTATCCAAGGTCCGCACTCTAACACTTTTGTTTGATTGGGTTGTGGTTCGCGTTTTAGCAATTCATAGGCAACTACACCACCTACCACAGTGGGCACTACCCAAACCCAACCGTGATGTGGATGATAGATACGGTTGTGTCGGAAGTGATCGTGTGGGTGAAAGTGACGGTGTTGAGCACTGGCACTTGTGGCCAGCAGTGCTAATAGGATTATTAATGCTTTCATATACCTTCTCCAGTCATTAATCTTTGCACAAGCTGTGCATACTTTGATCCTTCCAAGCCCTCATTGATCTGTACATTTACCTGCTTTTGCGGCCCGGCCACTTGACTGCGTGCCTTTTCCAACTGAATCTCACGGTCTAGTAAGTCCATACTCATCTTGTGTGACATTTGCAGTAGTTCGGCAATGTCCTTGCTTGACCCAACACCCGACTCTTCCAGTTCCTGAAACTTTTGCTTGATCAGTGCGTCCATTGCACGGCGCATAAGAAATCGGTTGTTGTAGCCCATGTCTTTAAACACGTGGTCGATGTAACTGCGGACTTCGCGGCGGTCTAGGTAGCTTGTTACCAGTTGAGGGTCTATATCTAACTCCTCGGCAACTTTGCGAGTATCTTGAAGTTGTAGATAGGCATTGGCAACTTCTAGTGCTTCCGGTGAGATTTTAACTATCTCTGCTGGTAGGTGTGTTGTCATCTTTGTCCTCTACATACTGATAAAATTTTTGTTCTTGGTAGGTAAGTGTGTGTTTATGGGTGCGTCGCGGGTTGCCACACACAGGGCATCTAGGATTGCCGCAATCTAGGGCATGGTGCTTATTATAATAATGCTTACTTAGCTCCTCTATGCCGTGTAGTTTAGCTATTTTTTGCTGCTGTATTTGTTTGCATTCGCTATAGTGTCTACGTAAACTATGTCTGGTTTTTGCGTCTTGAGCACTCATTTTTAACACTCCTGTTTTGTACGATTATATCAGGTTAGGTATTATTTAGCAAGTGCTAATTTTGGCACCTTAATGGTTTGGAAAAAACTCAGATAGGCCGCGTGTGGGAGGGTCCTGCGAGTATTCAACTTTGAGTAGTCTAATAACCGCCCTATATTGTACCATATCTATTTTGCCTCTGTCAAGGGGCTGGCGATTAATTTTTTCTATTATGTTTGTGTGTACGATAGAAAAATACAATTGGCAATTGTAGATTCCTATGCTATACTAGAGGCTCATCGTTAGGAAAGGAAATCGACATGACTGCAAAGACTGTAAACTATACCCCTGAGCAAACTGCTAGCATGATCTCTGATTATCAAGCTGGCGTTAGCGTTGAGAAAATCGCTATGGATCTTGGAAAGACTGTGCGTAGCGTTGTTGCTAAACTTAGCCGTGAGAAAGTATATCAGGCTAAAGCATATGTTAGCAAGACTGGCGAAAAGCCTAT